AGCTACTACGAAGCTATGAAAGACTTACGCAATGGTACTTCAGTGTTTGCACTAAGTTCATATATTATTAATAACTTTGATCCAGCTTTGGTGTTTGACTTTAAAGGTGACTACTTCCGTAAGAGTGCAACTACCTCTACCTTCGCAGCATCTATTACTCACGCAAGAGCCTCTTCAGCTACAATGATGAATGCCTCTGGCACTCTTGTAACAGTAGGTAACAACGTCCCACGGACAGGCCATCACATCTACAATGGCTCTGCTTGGGTTAACGAAGGCATCCTCCACGAGAGTGAAGCTCGTACTAACATATTGACTAGCTCTGGTGATGTGACGGGTACTGGTTGGGTTGCACAGGGCTCTGGTGCCACCACGGTAGGGTCAGTAACCACGGGTTCACCCTTCGGTACTTATCAATCCGTAACTGTGAACATAGCAGACTCTATTAATTCGGCCCAAAGATACCAAATCTTTAAATCCATCACATCAGGCCAAACATATGTTTCTTCGGCTTTACTTAAACACTCGGTTGGTACTTTCTGGGCCGTTGTAGACGTGTACGACACAACTGGTGGCAGCAAAAAAGCTTGGTTTGACTTACAGAATGGCGTTGTCGGAACCAAAGATGCTAGTGTTTTACAAAGCGGAATGATAGACTACGGCGATGGCTGGTGGTTATGTTGGACTTCGGCTACCGTAGCTTCTAACTCTGGTGGACTTAACGTCGAGTTAACCAAAGGAGACGGTATTCTAGGCAGAAACTTTGGCGATACGATGCTAATCGCTGGCCCACAACTCGAAGCTGGCTTAACCCCATCAAGCTACATCCCAACAACTTCTGCTACAGTAACTCGTGCTGCTGAGACACTAACAGTCCCTGCGGCTTCACTGCCGTATGACAACACTAACATGTCTATCCAGATGGATGGTAAGATGACAGGCGACACACTAACACCTGTACGTTGGCTCCTAGACGCTAACAACTCAATCCTACTAGAGACTGGCTCTAACAACTTTTCCTTCACACAGGAAGCCGTTGGCACTGTCGATACAGTTACGGGTGGCTCTTTTACAAGTGGCACTAACGTACCGTTTAACCTTGCAACCCGCAACGGCTCTACGTTCATCAACGGCGCAATCAGTGGTACGGCTTTGACAGCTAACACAACACCAACAGCCCTGCCAAACCTGTCATCTACTGACTTAAACCTTGGTTACGGCTTCATGGGTACAATCGGAGAGTTCCGTATGTGGTCTGAGGACTTGACTGACGTAGGCATTGCGGAGGCTTCAACATGAACGACTTTTACCTCAAGCTAACATCTGAGGCGTCTATGCCCTCAGTGTTGTCCATCTTCTACGATGAAGACGGTGAGTTCGTGAGTAACACTGCTGACTACTCCATCGACGTTGTAGGGGTCTTACAGGAGCCTACAGGCGTTACTCTCACAAATGACGATGGTATGGAGTATCCTGAGATGACTACACTAGACGGTTGGCATATCAACATTCGTCTAACTGGAGATGTTCTTCGTGATGAAACCGAAGCACTAGATGTATCCCACGGTGTTACACCTTCTGCTCCTAAACGTGTCTGGTTATAAGCATGGCTAAGAAACCAACAATTATTAACATTGAGTCAGGGTTTGCTTCAACAATCACCCTTAACTCTAACTTTGAACAAACAAAAAATGCCTTTGACAATACGTTGTCTTTAGATGGTTCTACACCAAATGCAATGCTAGGTGCTCTTGATCTAAACAACAATGATGTTATGAATGCTGACACTGTTCATACAGACAAACTTATCCTTGGTGGAGTACTAATGACACCTAGTGGTGTTGATCCTGTTTTCTCAGGTACTGTCTCTACTTTTGGGGCAGATTTTATATCTGATGCAGATGCAGCTGCTGGTAGAACAACTCTAGGATTATCTACTGTAGCAACTACTGGAAGTTACACAGACTTATCTAATCCACCATCTTTAAACTTTGCTAGTGTAGCACAAGGTGCATTAGCAGATAGTTCTATACAACCCACAAATACTCAAGCTACAAGTACTTGGGAAACTGGTACATCAACTACAGAAAGTCTTGCTTCACCAGCTAAAGTAAAAGCTGCTATTGAAAGTATTGCTTCAGCACCAATCCCTAAAGCCTTTGCTGAAGCGTATGTAACTTACTCAGGGATTACACCTACTCAAGTAGATGGGTACGGTTTCTCTTCTGTATCTAGGCCAAGTGTGGGGAGCACTTCGTTTGTGTTTAGCATTGAACAAGCTGACACAAATTACGTTGTTGACTCTCACATGCAGAACATATCAGGCAGTGATGGTAGATATCAATGGTGGCTTACACAAAGGCTAACTACTGGTTTTACTATACAGTATAAGTTTACTACTCTTGTAGTTAATGACTCTGTACATCCGTGGGTAATGGCTAGACGTTTAACGTAGTCCAAAAGAAAGTAGAATAGATGGCTAAGAAACCAACAGTAACAACATTAGCATCTGGGTTTAACTCTACAGAAACCCTTAATACTAACTTTGAAGCTCTACGTGATGCTTTCGATAATACTCTGTCTTTGGATGGTAGTACTCCTAATGCTATGGAAGCTGACTTAGACCTTAACGGTAATAACATTATTGGTGCAGCTGGTTTGCTGATCAATGGTACGGACTACCTGGCTGATGTAGAAGCTGCTAAGGCTGCTGCTTTAGTTGCACAGGCAGCTGCTGAGTTAGCTGAGACAAATGCTGAGACAGCTGAAACTAATTCTGAGACAGCTGAAACTGCTGCTGGTTTGTCAGCCACAGCTGCTGCTACGAGTGAGACAGCCTCTGAATTAGCTAAGACTGGTGCTGAACTAGCTGAGACTAACGCAGAGACCGCTGAAAGTAATGCTTCTACTTCGGCTACCAGTGCAGCCACATCTGCAAGTACGGCCTCCACGGGGGCTTCTACAGCTACTACGAAGGCATCAGAAGCAGCCACGTCAGCAACCAATGCAGCTACGTCAGCTACGGAATCTGAGACAGCTAAGACTGCGGCAGAAGCAGCTAAGGATGCAGCCCTTGCAGCTTTGGATAGTTTTGATGATCGTTACTTAGGGGCAAAGGCAAGTGACCCAACCACAGACAACGATGGCAATGCCTTGGTTGCTGGTGCTTTGTACTATAATACCACTTCTGATGTGATGAAGGTGTATGAAGGTTCTGTTTGGGTAGCAGCCTATGCTTCTCTGTCAGGTGCTTTACTTGCAACTAACAACCTATCTGACCTAGCTAATGCCACCTCTGCTCGTACTAACCTTGGTTTAGGAACTGCTGCTACTACTGCATCAACTGACTATGCTACAGCAGCGCAGGGTACACTTGCAGCCAGTGCACAGCAACCTCCCTCTGAAGGTGCTTTTGTAAATGGCGACAAGACAAAACTAAACGGTATCGAAGCTAGTGCTGACGTAACAGACACAGCTAATGTAACTTCTGCTGGTGCTTTGATGGACAGTGAGGTTACAAACCTTGCTCAAGTAAAAGCTTTCAGTTCAGCAGACTATGCTACAGCAGCACAAGGTACACTGGCCGACAGTGCAGTGCAGCCTAACGACAGCCCTACGTTTGCGGCATTGGACGTTGTTTCAGCGAGTGACGCTACTCTGCGGATAAAGACCGCAACAACCACAGCAGCCTCTATTCTTGAGTTCGCCGATAGTGCTGACGACAACATTGGTACTATCAAATACGACCACACAACAAATGCTATGAGTTTCATAACCAACAACACGGAAGCTCTGCGGGCTACTTGGGACGCAAAGGTGGGTATTGGTGTAACCAACCCAGCCACTAAATTAGAAGTTGCTGGGACCGTGACATCCACAGGCGTGGACGTCACTGGCGACTTAAAGTTTGATGGTACTGACCCTGTAATCTCCAGTGATGACCTAGATGGCTACCTAACAGTGAGTGGTGGTGGTGCTAACACAGGGGCGAATATACGGTTAGTTGGCGGTGCTCACACAACCGCAGCAAACGACATCATTGTTCGTGCGGATACTACTGTTACTTTAAGATACGACCACAGTGCAACTAAGTTTGACTTCCAAGCTAACGATATTTTGACAACAGGCACAGTAACAGCCACAGCTTTCGCAGGGGATGGTTCTGCTCTTACTGGCGTTGGTGGTAGTACAACCTATGGCGCAGTTGGGACTTATGGGCTTTTCTACAGAGCAAGTGCAGGGCAAAACGCCCCCGCAACCACTACTGCGGGAAGCAATCTAGTTCCTGCAAACACTTACACGCACAGCACAACTTGGGGGGGTTACAGCGGGTCTGGTTCTCCTTCGGGAACTTGGCGGTTAATGGGGGAGACAGGCTATTATAACAACACTATAGCACTTTCTCGGTTGGATATGTACACCTCAGTGTATGTAAGGATATCATAATGACTATTGCAATCACAGAAGTCCGCAATGCGGCATCACTTCAATCTGACAACCTTCGTATGGATGTAGAGATTAATCACCCTGTCCACGGATGGATAACATACACAGTAGACCCTGAGGACACTGACACGACCATCGACAACGATGCGGTCATGGCTTTAGTTGGTACTGCCTTCACAGCATACGTTCCGCCCACACAGGAAGAACTAGACGCCCAAGCTGCGGCACAGGTTCGTGGAGAACGTGACCAACGCCTTATCTCAGAGGTTGACCCTATTGTAACTAACCCTCTGCGTTGGGCAGACCTTACCGCAGCCGAGCAAGCTGAGTGGACACAGTATCGCACTGACCTTCTCAACATCACAGATCAAGCTGGCTTCCCTAACACAGTAACTTGGCCCACTAAACCTTAATGGCTTCTATAGAAGAAATC